GTCCCCAAGTGCTCTCTCTCCGTGTGTTACCCGGGGGAGTCACTTCAGATCGGCGAGCGATGCCTTCTTTCCGAATTTTATTTCTTGCGCGATGATGTCATGACCATTGAGCATGATCCAACGATGTTTCCCAGATAATTCACAAATGGAATGTCTCAAGACCATTTCTTTTCCGTCCGCGATGACCTTATAGAGACCCGGCTTGTCCGGATATCCTGTCGAGTAACTCTCTTTCATTCATTCCCTTTCTTCTTGCCGTTCTCTTGAGAAGCTCGATGCCCTCTTCAGTCAATGCTCCCGTCATCCGATCATGGAGTCTGTTGTGCTCTTCGTTTGTTATCGTGATAAGATTCCAATCACTCCATTGATATTCCGGGAATGATTCGCGCGGGAAGATATGATGGACCACGCTCGCCGGGATTCGTTTCCCGAAGCGCTTTGATATCTGTGACATATATCCGTCCCGTCTCAAGATCGCGCGTCTTATCGCTTCCCATCGTTTCGAATGATAGAAGTCTGTCATCCCTTCTTCGCTCTTCTCTTGCGCTTCGGCTTTTCTTTCTGGACCTCTTCAGACTCATCATCAATCGGCTCGATATAATCCGCGAGCACGGATATTCTTTCGCCGTTCTTCTCGAGAAGCGCGGTCCTTCCGACTGTCCTGACAAGAATCCACTCTTCGCCGAGTGCTCTGACTTTCTTCGTCTTCATTTGCTTTCCCCTTGCAATAATAAAAGAACGAGCGCCCGGAAGAGTGCTCGTTCCTTTGCGGAAGTGTTTTCGTGAAGCCTTATTCTTCACACTATTATATTATCATACTCTTAACTGTCATTTACTGTCATATTCTTCAGCGCGTTCCGATGCAATCGATATACCTTTGAAGCGGAGAAATAAAGCGAGCGAGCGATGTCCGCGAAGCTCATCCGCCTGATATATCGGAGCTCGAGAATCAATTGTTCGTCCACATCATCAAGCGAATTGATGCTCGAATGAATCTCGTTCATCCTGTCGATCGCTCTGATCTTTTCGTCCGCGATCTCATTCTCCAGATCGGCGATCTTGATCGCGAGCTTCTCGACCTTGCTTCCAACTGAAGAGGATTGAACTCTCTCGTCCGTGATGTTCGCCGTGATCTCGTCCTTCATCTCTTCGAGTTCCTTCAGCCTTGCTTCGTCCTTCGCGATCTGGACTCTTAATGTCTTATACTCTTTCAAGTATTCTTTTACTTCCGCATTCATATCGAATCCCATATTCCATCATGTCTCCAGAAGCATTCCTTCCGGAGCCGTTCGTTCAACCTCTTTATCGCGAAATCTCCGGGATATCCGGAGCATTCCTCGCCCCACTCTGACTCAAAGAAATCCTCAATCTCTTTGAGCCTTGCTTCGCTTGCTCGGAGTCTTTCTTTCGTGATTCGTAGATCGTGACTGACTTTCGGATTCCTCGTCTTCCTCTTGAGTTTGACAAGCCTGATGAAGTTGATCCGTCTCTCCCGGTATGCTTCCGAATAATCCTTCGCCGCCTGAAGAGCGATCCGAGCCATCAGCCTTCTCGCGCCTTCATCATCAATTGAATCATACATTGTTTTTATATACCTCCATGAAATCGCCAAGTGTTAATGTGACCAACCATTCACATTCATTCTTTCGATGCATCACAACCGGAATCTCTCCGACTCTCGCGTCATGTTTCGATTGAGCGATCGCGTCATATATGTTCAACCGCTCTACTCTTTTACATTCGATGTGTATCTTCGGGAGACCCTCGACATCCGCGTCTCCATTCGCTCCGGAGTATTGCTGACCGCGCCGAGCGTCATATCCATATCCCCGAAGAATCCCGGCGAGCTCTCTCTCGCCCCTCGCTCCCTTTTGCCGACTGTTCTTCATCTCTCGCCCCTTTCGCGTCCGCATCTCCCAAGACGCTTCGCATCCAAGCATAATATTATTTTATTGCCATATTGAACGAACTCGATCCCGCTCTTCCCCTCGTAATCAAACGGGATCGCCGCTTGTAATATGATGTCAAATGCGTCAATCGTCTTTGCGTTCCCGAGAAGCTTCATCAACTTTCTCGCCGTCCGAAGCTTCCGGCGCGACCAGATTTCCGGATGCTCAATGACATCCGCGAGTCCGTCCATGATCTCTTCCGCGTCAATTAATCTCATCGTTCTCCTTCCTCGTCTCCGTCAATGGAGACTCTCTTGTATCAAAGATTGACATCTGTCCTGTCTGACAAAATTCAATTTGTCTTTTACACATCCCCCTGCATACATATATTGATTGAAAGTTCGGAGAGTTCCCTTCACATTCCTCGTTGAAGAAATGCATCCGCCCACACGGGATCAAGAGCTCAAACGGATTGTCTCGGAACAATTCCCATCGCGCTTTACTATCAAACAACCCGTTGAAGTTCATTATCATCGCAAACGGAACTCCAGAGCGGAACAATCGTTCAAGAATCCTTTGTCTTTTACTGAACGGCGGATTGCTCACAATCGCGTCATAACATTTCAGATCCGTTATATTAAAGAAATCCGTCCCCGTTTCAATATGACTGAATGTGACATCGAATCCCCTGTCGCTCAAGACTTTCACGAAATTGCTTGAGCTCTTATCAAACGGGCACAATATTTTTTTGTACCCCCCCCCGATCAAATACGGAACAATCAGAGAGACGGATTCTTTTGTTGTGTACCATTCGTCCGTATTGCTTTGTTTGATCTGTGTTGAAAAATTCATACGTCTTTCTCTTCCGCTTCCTTGATGAGCGCCTTCCCGATTTCTTCTTTCACACTCGCCGGGAGATTCAACTTCAAATCATCCCGCGCGACCTCGTTTGTCTCCATCGGAAAGATCGCCATGTCTGTCAATGTTTGCTCCGCTTCCTGAAGCCGTTTCTCCATGTCATTGATCTTCCGGATGAGATAAAAGCCGGCAATCGTTACCATCGCCGCAAGCGCCCACATCATGAGCGCCGTAACAAACAACATTTCACTCATGCTCTTGCTCCTTCCGCTCTCCGTAACTGCAATAACTCATTGGCGCAAAGTGTCTGCGTATTAACTTGCATTGTCTATATACATCATCGTAAAACCGACAATCTTTACAATGGACTAATTCGCCCACTTCCTTTTCAGCCATGCTCTTGCTCCTTAATCATATCCAGTAAATCTTTATCAGGTTTTTCTGCTATGTAGCGTCCTTTCCTCGGTCTGTACCCTTTCTCGTTTTCACCCAATGCGTCTATCGGGAGAAAGTCAAAGCATCTGCATTTGTTTGTGTGCTTGATAACGCTGTCCGAGAAAGTACAATCATTCACTTCACAATAGTTACCGTTCCCGCAACACATGTGGCTACAATATCTACAATACTGATTCATGTTCTCCCCTTTAGCAAAAAATGCAATTCACAATACTTGATCGCCGCCAAAGTCAACTGCGGATCATCGAACCACCATTGATTTTTTGACATTTCACGGACTATCTTGCCTGACACACAATACAGATTATCAATACTGTTGTTGCTTATATCGTGGTCTAAATGCACTACTTGATAGCCTTTTGGTATCTCTCCATGTGCCTGTTTCCAGTAATAACGTCCTGCGTCTTCGTATTGATGCACACCTGTTTTGACCACCCACTGACGGTTTTTGCGTTGTATCAATGTTCCGTTAGGCTGACTTACTTTTCGCTTTGCTTCAAGAAAACGCTCTCGATTATCAGAGAACCTCAACCCCAAATCTCGATTACAATGCACTTTCAATACATCTTCTGTTCGCCTTTGGTCAAACACTTCATTAAACTTAAGGACAAGTCCTTTTCGGGAGTAGTTATCTATGTTTGCCTTTAGCCACATATCATGCTCTACTGTAAAGGCTCTTGTTAGACCCAACTTGACACAATGATGCCTGAACGTGCTTTGATCTCTCGGATCAAATATCTCATTGAACCGTTCACACAGCTTCTTCGGCGGCGCATCCCAATAATGCTCGACTATCCATTTGTTTTCGTCTGCTGTGAAGTATCGCATTTAATATCTCCAATGACCGCATCTGTTCTGTCGTGTCTGCCTGACATAATATCGCCTTTCTGAACAAGACCACAAGCATTGATAAACTGCTTTGCCAATTTCTCTGTTGCCTCTGCTCTCTCCAGTCTTGTGACTCTTACGCTCTGCTGTACGTTCTCCTGAACATCGTCAAGATTCTTTCCAATTACACTAAGTAATTCATTGATCGTTCTTAACATACTACTTTCTCCTTTCAAACTTCCTTTCCGCTACGGAGCACGATTTCCCCACCCTCTTAACGTGCTTACTTGTCAACTCTCGGCAGGTTTTTACCTATATAGCCAAAAGGCAAGTACCCTCGGGCACGTCTGCCCTACTTTGATAGAGTATTGTCCGCCGCTCTATCAGCGATCTTGATAGTTCGGCACATAAAGTGCACTGTGAAGCGTCCACAACTTGGAACGCTGGGACGAAGTATTATCTGCCCCGCTTCGTCAGCCGAAGCCTTTTTCTTCTCAATATTTCTTGTCGAGTCAACCGCTCATTCATTGTCTTCATACCTTTCTCCTCTACTACAATACTCAAGATCAGGGATCGGCGATTCATTAACCAAATCAGACACAATCGAGACATTCCTTGAACAATCGAAAAAGTGCTTACAATGTTCGCATCTGACAACCTCGACACTCGGAATCAGCTTCAGGAAATCCCGGAGTCTTTCTGAATCTGTCTCGAACGTTCCGCCTTTGTACTTCTCCCCGATTTCTATTTGATTAATAGCATAATCGAGATCAATGAACTTACTCATTGTCTTTCTCGCTTTCTGTCTCACTTAACATTGGAGACTCTTCTCCGTATGAACAAAAGTCATCGCCCTTCCTTCCGAGCGGAAGTCAATCATTTTGTCAATCAACTCTTTCGTTCTTTTCGCGTTCATTGTCTTCTCCTTCCCGATCGGCATCGACTCCCTTCGATGCTTTCGCGATCTTGCGTCTGTATCTTTTCACTTCTTCGTCAAGTATCTTCTCATCTCGCTCAACATTTGGCGATCCCTCATCGATTGCATATCGCTCGGACCTTTCATATTCTTCGAGCAACTGGAGCGCGAGCTCTTTCAGATACTTTGTCTCACGCTTCAAAAGATCATTCTCGAATAACAACTTCACCGTGTCCATTGTCTCCCCCTTTTATATTGTTTATTGCTCTGACTCGATCATCTGTTTGATCCGTGCTATCGCTTCTTCCTCGCTCTCATATACCTCGTTCTTGATGGGGATATAACTGTTCCCCTCCATCGTCTGACGCTTGAAGATCGCATAGCCAATCACTTTCCAGAGATGCGCCACTCTGTAAACTCTGAACCGTCCGTCACAATATACGGCTCCTTTTTTTCCTTTGACGTAATCCATTTTGATCTCCTTAAAACTCTCGGAGCGCCCCGATTGTCCCTATCAGAGCGACAAATAAGCGATGATTGATATATTATCCATTTATACTTCAATTAACTTATGACACACTCCATCAGAGCGCCCCGATCATTCCGCCGCGCGAATCTGTGTTGAGTAATTGTCCAGAAGGACGAAAATGTTTTTTTAGGGTATAAGGGATTATGAACATTTTTTTATTGCCCGCGCGACTATATCAATCCGATGAGATTGATGTCACTTAATAGATAAATTGTTCGACTCCCGGAGATTGCATCCCGGGACTTCATCCCCGCCCGCAATCGCTTCTTTGATCGCCGTCTTGTCCGGAGCCGTTGTCACTTTCTCTCTTATGTACTCCGCCGGGATCAGACTCTCGTCCGTGATCTCGACCGCCTTCGTCTTCCTATACTGACACCGGACGCGAGCCGTCTCGAACTTCCGACCCTGAAGAACGAACTCATCGAGAAACCTCTTCATCCTGTCGATCTCGTTCCCGACCGTCTCCATTCGCTCCGAGAGCCGCTTCTTTTCCGTTTTAAGCTCGTTTAGGAACATCGCTTTGTCTTTGACCATGAGCGCGATTCCCTCTGTCTTGTCGGCTTCCGCGAGCTCGAGAGCCTTGAACTGATCCGCGAGCTCGTCATATTTCTCCGATATGATCTCGCCCGTCTCTTCGTCAACGCATTCATCCAGAGCCTTTCCGATCTGAAACAACTTATCATTGATCTCAAAGAATGTCATCTTTTCCATCTTTCCTTCCGCCTTTCTTCCCGCGTCAGAACGGGAGATTCTCTTGCACTTCTTCAAAGCTCTCCGCCTTGCTTGATCCTTCGTCTTTCTTTTTCCATTCAAGGAACTCGACCCGGCTCGCCACAATGTCCGTTGTATATACCGTCTCGCCGTTCTTGTTCTCGTATGATCCCGTCTGGACTCTCCCCTGAATCCCGACCATCAAACCTTTCGCGAGATACTTCTCGCAGTTCTCCGCCTGACTCCCGAAGACGATGATCCTCGGGAAGTCCGCTTCTTTCTCGCCGTCCTTCCTCGGCGGACGATCGATCGCGATCTTGAATGTCGCGACCGCCGTTTGTGTTCCGGACGTATATCTGACTTCCGGATCGCGCGTCAAGCGCCCGATTAATTGAACATTATTCATCTTCATCCTCGCTTTCTTCCGTTGATAATTCTTCAATCCTCTTGTTCATTCTTTCCGGGACCGCATTCCAGAAGAACGCGAGCATTCTCGGAAGATCGAAGTGAAGAGTCTTTTGTCCTGTTTCTTTTCTGTATAATGTCGCTCTTCCGATCGTTGCCGAATATACCGCTTCAAGCTCCGATTTGAGCTCTCGGACATCTTTCTTCAAGATCGCGACCTCTGGATCATCTTCCTCGTTTTTTTCTTTCTCACCTCTTAAAATACGGCGGATGTGTTCGGCGATCGCCTTTGTTGTATGATCTGGACACATCCCATAGTCCGCCGCGCATTTCGCGACATCTGTCGGCTTGACATCTTCGTCCTCGCCGTCCTTCGTCATGTTGCTCCACAACTTCAACAGATGCGCGTCTTCTTCGTCTGAATAATAAACATTGCGACTCATGACTTGAATCTCCCTTCTTCCTTCGCTTCTTTATATGCTTGATGAGCATCGCGCAATAACGATCTCGATTCTTCCGGAGTCAACTGTCTGATTCCGCTGATGAATGATTGATTGTCGATCTTCACTCGCTCGACCTCGTTTTCTCCCTTCTCTCCATTCTCAATCATTCTTTCCCTTCTTTCCTTTCTTGTATGTGCCCCGACCGTTGCCCCCTTCGTTGCCCCGACCGTTGCCCCATCTGTTGCCCCTTTTGTTGCCCCATCTGTTGCGGCGCGACCTTGCCATTTGTTGTAATTTTCAACGTTTATGTATGTCCCTTTCGTGTCGGAAATATATGTGATATTCCCCATCTCCTGAAGCGCGTCAAGGAACTCTTTGACTTTGTCGCGTTTCCAATGCCACTCGTTCGCGAGCCATTTCATCGAGCGATTGACCTGTCCCCGCTTGACCTTGATTGTCTTCTTTCCATCCATGACATAATGATCCTTATGATTCGCGAGAAGAAGAAGATCGAGCCAAGCGGACCGGACATCAAACGGCGCTTTCGAGCTCCAGATGTCCGACTGTCTGATCCCGCGAAATACCTTTATAAATCCGCCCGCTTCATTGATTTCCATTTTCTATCCCCTCAATTTCCTTTAATTCATCCGGAGTCTTCGTCTCGATCCCGAGCGCTTGAGCGTCCTGAATGACCGCATCGATCAGCCGGCTCATTTCCTTCGTGTTATATACGCTTGATCCGGAATAGGCTCTGACCCTCGTGCATCCCGGAAGCTTCGAATCTATTGTCTCTGTAAACCATCCGAGACCGTTCTTGCTCCATCGCCGCGCGAAGTCATCCACGGCTTCATTCATCATCGCGAAGTCATCATGGACTCCGTTCTCCCTGATCGCTTCCCGATAGACCTCGGCTTCTTTCTTTCGCGTCTTGTCCGCGATCCGCCCGATCAATTCCCACATATAAGCGTTTGCTTCCGGAGACCTTCCGCCGCGATGCTTCGCGATCTGGATGTCCACATCGGCGGGAAGTCCGAGACCTTCGATCATTGCGACCATCTCGCCCCGGTCCTTCCTGTCGAACGTGATCCGGATTTCGTCTTCCTGATATCCGTCAATATAATCAATCCTCTTGACCCTGATTGACGGCTTCCCTGATATATGCTTTATACTTCTCAATGTAATCCGCCCCGAATATCCTCATGAAGTCTTCGTGAGAATTGACCGTCTCGAATCTCGCTTGAGCCTTCGCCTGAAGTGAGAGCCGGAAGCCTTTGTCAAAATGGACTCCTTCCGGCGGCTCGTTGTGATGGCGATGACATAATGGAACAAACAAGCCGAATCGATCCGAGTTCTTCCGATTTGCTCCCCCGAAGATGTGATGAATCTCGACTCTCGGACTATCGCATACAATACAATGTTCGAGATCGTTCGTCATTATCGATTCACGCTTCATATTTCTCCTTCATCTTTCGAAATGCTTTCAGCCTTTCCGCGTCCGTTGAATCTGGAGTCAATCCATAGTCTTGAGCGATGTCATCAACGCTCAATCCCATTCGCTTGCAAAATTCAAGAATCTTTTGACGCGGAGTTAGTTCCGCCGGCTTGTCATGCTTTTGATTCTTGATTGCATTCGCGACCTCTTCAGCCGAAGCGATTGAGTCATCGACCCCAATCCCACAAAATCCGAGCGCGCGTCCAACCGAACTTGTCTCACAATTTTCCACATAAGATGTAGAATTGACAAATCCGTTTGATTCCTTCTCTTGAGCGAATCCGGTCCCGATAACCTGACCATCTTCATTGGCAATTGTGGTCCGCATCGTGACCACACCATTTCCGGATAAATCTTTCTCAATTTCTGTCGCGATCATCCCGTTTGGGCATACCGCACGAAAAGCGTTGACTCTGTCATTGACAAGAATATAATTCTTGCCTTTCACATCGACTCCCTTCCCTTTGAGCATTTCGTTCGCTTTGCGAAGCGCGTCCGCGTTCCATTTGTTCTTTGCTTCAGTCATGATCTTTCCTTTCCATCAACCGTTCAACAAGCTCGGCGGACGGGAGTTCATATTCCCATGAATCCCCGCTTGTAAATCCCTTGATTCTCTCCCTTGAAATATGTTCTTTTCTCCCGTAAACATTGAGCGCTTGAATCTCATTGATCTCACCGGAAAAAGACCGCGTGATCCCTGTTATCATAAAGAATTCCGGATATTCTCTCGAAACATCCGTCAATGTCTGACCAATGACATGCTTTTCTTCCCATTCTGTCATTCAGAAAACCATCCTTTCTTGTCCTTCGATTTCTATCCCTTCGAGAATGTCCGCCGTTCTCAACATGTCATAGGCTCTGGAGCGGAGATTCGCGACCGTTGCCGCGACATCGTCTTCGTTCCCGATATAATAGCCGCTACGTCCTGAACAGATCGGAATCCTCTTTCGTCTTGCATCTCGGACGAGTGCTCTCACATCCTCGCCCCTGATTTCGAGCTTTTTCTCGATCGCTTTACTTTTGACCGGCGATTCCCGAAGCATGTTCAAGAGCTTCTCGCCCAAGAGCTCGCTCTCTTCTTTGCTGACCCTTTCCTTCATGTCTCCGCCGCCTTTCTACTTCATCCGCAAAGTGAGAATCATCGCCGGCATTATCCAGATGAAGAAGAGGAACGCTCCGACATATACAATCCACTTGACCGCTTCTTTCGTGTTCTTGCTCATTTCTTCACCTCAATCCTTCCTTCTGATAATTCGTCATAAAAGAATCCGCATGCCGAAGATTCTGAATGTCTTCTCCGATCAAACTTCTCACATCTCCACCATTTGCGGCGAGCATCATCACCGTGCATAAAATACGGACACTCCGAACATGTGAACTTGATCCCGTCAAGATAATATCTTTCTTCCTCCGTTTGAGCATGCTCCTCGACTTCTTCGTAACTGAAGATCGTGCAAAGATAACCGGGGAATGTGTCAACATCCTTGATCTCTGGATCGAACTCCGCGAGCCTGTCCGCCGTCTCGTTGAATTGCGTTTCATACTCTTCAATGCTCGCGCTCTTGATGACCACTCGTTTTTTCTTTCTGTTTACTTTCATAAAAAAATCACCTCCGCATCTTCGGCGGAAGTGTATCACCTACCCTTCTTTGAATCCAATTAATCAAAGAATTATGATTTTAGGAATACTTCCGCCATGTTCATATTACAACACCCCGCATAGAATGTCAATCTTTTTTGAGTTAATTCCAAAAAATAAAAAAGCGGGGACGTTGATTTTTCAGCGTCCCCACTTATTGAATCGATATCAGATATCAATCTTTGTCTTCGTATGATATATATATCACCGGGAAGATGTCATTTTCTTCGATCTGGACATCGTCCTCTCCGAACACCGTCTCCCCGAGCGACTTGAGCTTGCCGCCCTCGATCTCCATCCATACAGAACAATCATGCTTCTTCAGCATGTCCGCGACCTGTTCCGCCTGACTCGCCGAAATCCATCCGGCATGATGACGAGCTCCGTGCTCGTCATAAGCGAAGACCTTGACCGCGTCCGCTCCGTCATACTTCATCGGCTCCAGATCGACATCAATCTCAACATCTTCAAACTCGGAGACCTCGAGCGTTGGATCATTCTTGAGATCGGCGAGCCGCGTTTTCTTGAATATCTCCGCTTGTTCCCTCGCGATCGCCTTGATGACCCTGATCGTCATCCTCCCTTCATCGTTGAGATGCGTCAATCCGTGGAGATAATAACGATATTGACGCGAGTTCTTTTCGTGCTCTTTCCGGAGATGCTCCGCTTCCTCGTATTCTTTCGCCGCCGCGTAATTGTTCGCCGTCTGTCTGATTAACGTGATAATCAAGAGCACCGCCGGAACACCGATGATTATACACAAGAACAATTTGAATCCATCAAAGAAACCGTCCATCATTCTTCCCCTTCCTTATAATCTTCCGTGACCGCCCTGTTCAACAACTCCACGAGATAGACCGGCGGCATCCTGTCCATCGCTTCCCACGCTTCGAGCGTCCTCTTCGGGATGTCATATCTCGCCGCGAACTTCGCTTGTGAGAGTCCGCTCTTCTTCCTGATCGCCTTGATCGCGCTTTCCATCTTCAGCCTTCCTTTCTGGCATCCCATGAGAAGTGGGATTTTCTCAATTCATCGATCTCCGCCTGTGCTTCTTCGCGCGTATAATACGCGGCGAACAAACGAGCGTCAACATATACACAAAAGAGATTCTCTTGATATTCGATTTCTGTTCTCATTCCTGACCTTCCTTTCTTCAATCGACATCGCCGGGATTTGCCGCCCGGCTCGGCTCTGGAGTGTTATCTCCAACCCTTCTCTTTCGCGATCTCCGCGATGTCTTCGTCCTTCGCGAAGATGTGATCGATGCGCGTCTTGATAAATTCAGCGCCCGCGAATCTCATCTCTTTCGGAGCTCTCCCGGATGCGACCGCCCCCGGAAGATAACAATCATTAACCGCGCAATCATAGATATATTGTTTTGCGTCCTCTTCCGTCTCCGGAACATCCTCGGGATATCCGTCCGCGATCGCGTTCGCCCATCCCGCGATTTCATACATTGCCGCCCTCTTCGTGTTGAAATATGCGATTTTCTGATTTCCGTTCATGTCCTTGATCTTCATTGTTCTTTCCTTCCTTTCTTAACATCGGGGATTCAACCCCCGTTCTCATCTTGTCTATACCTTACCACACATTGTGTGGTATGTCAACACTTTTCTTCAATAAATTTTCAAAAAATAAAAAAAGCGGAAGCGTTGAGAATTCAACGCTCCCGCTAACCAAGGAAGTTAAGGAATTTGGAAATTGCTATTTGATTTTCTGGAGATAAACAACCCCGCCATTCTTTCGCTTGATCCATCCGGAGAGCCTTCCGTATTTGATATAAAGCCAATCGCCCTTCATCTTTGTCGCTCGGACGATCTTTCCGAAGCCGATCCCGCCGACCCTCTTCGAGCTCTTGTCCGGCTTCTTCCTGACATTCATTCCGATTTTGCTGACAACTTTATATCTACGATTGATTGTGACCGCCTTATCTTTCGATTTGAGCGGCTTTTTCTTCTCTGATGACTGATTGTTCGTCTTGTTGCCCGCGTCTTTCTGTGGCGCATTTTCCGCCTTATATTTTGGACGATAAATCCCAAACACAAAGCAAGCGGACCGAGTTCTTTCCATGACCCTTGAGTTGATCGGGGATGTTCCGCCCGTGTTCCCTTCAATCGTGAAGACCTCTCCAGATGTCCCCGCTTTCCTGATGAAACCGATGTGATCTCTGGAGCCGCGTTCCTGATTGTACCCGTTACCGCTCCAAGTGAAGACCACGATGTCTCCGGCTCTCGCCTTTGTCAATGATACATGTTCACAATTCGCGGCGAGCCACATTTGAGCCGTTGGGACATATGCCGTCTTTTGTCCGGCATAAAACAGATTTGACGCTTTCGCGATCCTGAAGATATCCCATACAAAAGCACAACACCAATGATTCCCGAATGACATCCCATAATCGCGACAAAACTTTTCTCCGTTCGCTCCGAGATACTTCTTCGCAATCTCGATGATCTTATTCCCAGTCATTATCTCTCCCCCTTGCGTCTCCGAGCGGATCGCCCTCGCCGCCGATGAGCTCCCGATCCGCCTTCATTTCGTCCGCGAGCCTTTGCGCCGTTTGAGCTTCCGCCGTGATGTTCTGATTCTTCCACCAACACCAAACGGCATCCGCCCCGGCGAATATCGCCGAAACCGTGACCGTGATCGCGTCCGCATCAATCGGAAGCGGACTTCTATCACAAGCGATCAAGATCGCATTCAGGAACAAAACCATCTCGACAATCACATTCGCGATCGCCTTCGCTCTCTCTGTGTTCATATTTTGACCCCCTCTCGATGTATATGTAAAAAGCGAGCGACAAAGAGGACCCCGGCTCCGAAACCAAAAGAAAGCCGAAGCGGAAAAATCGCCCGCTTTTTACCGCTTTTATTTTTCCATCTCTTTATTCTCCAAGCGCTCGATTCTCCCTCTCTCTTCGTCAATCTTATTGAATGCCGTCTTGACATCGCTTTCGAGCTTGTATGTCCTTTCAATGATTTGATTGTGTTTCTCGACTTTCTTCGTCAATTCTTCAATCTTAACTTTGACAATCTGATTGTTGGAGACGATGCTCACCGCCGCGACAAGCAAAGCGGGAATGATCCCGATCAATGATGTGATGATGTTTTCAGTCATAATCTTTCCCCTTTCTAAGCGCTTGTTGCTTTCATATACAAAAGACGAAATGTGATTGAGTTGTTCGCCGCGACCGCCGTTGCGCTTGTGTTCGCCATATTCGCCGATATTGAATGCGCTCCGTTGACATATTGTGTTGTAGATTGGAGCCGATAATTCGTTGTAGAGTATCCAACAATCCCAACAAGCGTCATCCCATTCGGACGATTGCCAACCGGGACCGTATATGTCGCGGCGGCTTGATAACCATGCGCGGCGATTTGCGCCGAATTTGAGACGGCGAGTTCAACAATTTTATATAATCCGATGTATTGACCCGCCGCGCTAACATCCCCGGTACTTTTAACCTCGAAAGCATTTTTTCGAGCCGAATCGGATGACCCTCTCCCGATTTCAAACAAGTCATCTTCTTTGTTATCGTTATATCTACCAATTGCGACTTGATTGTTATAATTTAGAATCAATCCGTTTCCAATCGCCAAACAATTTTGATTCCCCATCAACGATCCGGTATATGTCGGCTTGATGTTGTTGTTCGTTCCAAACGATGCGGAATTCCTCGCGCTGACAATATTGTTTGAACCGGCGGACAATGAATTCTCACCAACCGCCCCCGATGCTCGCGTCCCGAACGTGAATGACGCTCCCTTTGGAGCCGGGATTGTATCCGACCAAACTTCGTCATATAATATGACACCAATGACCGTCTCTCCATCGTCCGCATATATCGCAAGTCCCTTATCTGTTACGGAAATATGCGAAGCGTTTGTCTTCCCGACTGTGACCCCGCTTGCCACCGTGAACGAGCCAAGCTCTGTTATGCCTTCTCTGATCGCCATCCCTTGCGAAGTGATGAGCACGTTCCCGCCGGCGCTCGATGGATCGGCTTGATAGTCTTCTTGCGTGTCTTCCGTGACATGCGCTCCCGTGTTATCGTGCCAAAAGTGTTCGTCAATCCCTTCAGCAAGAACAAGAGCATCTCCCGCATCTTCACAAGCCTTCGTCAACGCTTCGTTGTATATCCCGGCGCTCGTTGTATGAGTGTTGTTGGAATATGTGACATATTCCCTCGTCCAGATATACTTCCCGGAAACATACGAAAGCGAGTCTCCCCAACTTCCGCCCGTTGCCGAACTTGACGATGTGCTCAAATAATATTGCGGCTTGACATCAGTCACCGAAACCCCGTCCGTTCCATTCGTGCCGGGATTCCCCTGTTGTCCTTGCGGTCCTTCCGGTCCTTGCGGTCCTGTCGCGCCTGTTGCGCCTGTTGCTCCCGTCTGACCTTGCGGACCTTCAGGACCTTCCGCGCCTGTTGTATCTGTAAACGTGAAGAGATCGCCATGATATTGATTGTTTAACGTGTCGATTGAATCGATCGCCCCCGTGAAGATGTATGAATGATCTTCTTCAAGTCCGAGAGCCGTTTGAGCCGCCGGGACGAACATGTCTCCCGTTGCCGTGAAGACGATGATGTCATTGACCGCGATGTCATCCGGCGGAGCGAGATTGTCGAGATCATCCGTCCAACCCCAAATCATACCATCGAAGCCGCCCGCCGTCTGTTCGACATCGAGCGGCGATCTTTGGATCGTTCCATCCGCGCCCGCCGCGCCTTGCTCTCCATATACTCCAGTTATGACCGGATCAGTGTTCACACTCTGACCGCTCGCTTTATGATAAGTATGATACGTCCATAAATAGCGATTTGTTGATGTCATGCTCTGGATCGTTGTTGTCCACCCCGGAGTATCTCGAGTCACTCCAGAACCCGCCGATGTCGCGAGATAATGGAGCGTGTCTGTTGTTATGGATGCCCCGACCGCTTCTTCCGCTTCTTCCGCTTTTGCGCCGGCTTCATTCGCCGTCTCTTCAGCCTTGACCGCGACCACCTTCGCGGAGACGGCTTCTTCTTTCGCTTCCGTTGCCTTCGTGTTCGCGACATTCGCTCGCCTGTCATCTGTCGGCGGATTTGTTGCGTTTCCCGTGATCCATGCGCGACCGTCCGAGACTCTGACTTGAACCGTATCTCCAACACTCGCGTTGATTGTCTTCCGAACGGGAGTCTCATCCACTCCGCCGGGAATATGTACGAATAAGAGATCGCCTTCTTCCCGGACTACTTCGGCGGATGTGTCGAACGGCTTTGTCTTTCCGTTCGCCGCCTTTTGAATTATCTCAATGATGTCATTCTCTATCGACATATCCGTTGTTCACCTCTTCCGTTGTCTCGGCTCCATTTCCGAGATTGATCTCTTGGGTGCTGACGATGTAACTGTCCGAGAGCTTCAATTCCGGATAATTCAGGAAGACCCGATCTCCGACCTTGATCTCCGGATTGAATCGCCTTTTATATGAAACCTTCTCCGCGACTTCCTGAAGCTCCTTCAGTCTCCGGACCGCGTAATCCGTGATTGACTCGTTTTCGTTGAGATCGATGTTGTCTTCTTGCGACCATATCTCCCGACCACGATTCCCAATCGAGAGCGGAGAATCCACTCGCTCATCCCGAGCGACCGCGACAAGATCATCGGAGACCGCGCGAAATACGTTCGGCAAACTGTACCAATCGGATTCCACGGAGACTTCCGGCTCGATCGCGTCCGCATCATTCCGATTGAACGAGATGACCGGATCATTCGAGACCTCTTCAATCTCAATCGTTCCGTCACCGTCAATCGACATTCTCCAGATGACCGCGTCTTCGCCCTGACCTGAATTGACCGCTTTCAATATCTTGTCGATCATCGTCAAAGCCGTCTCATCGTCTTCCGCGATGATGCTTTGTGAGAGCTCCGGAATGACCCCGTTGATATGATGCGGAGCCGGAGTGTTCGCGAGAAGATTCTCGATGATGACTCCGGCGCTGATCCCTGTTGGAGCATACCATCCGCGCTGAAGTAGTATGTCCGAGCACGGCTTCAGGGTAGAATATAACTCGACCCGTGATGTCTCATAATCGCCCTTATAATCTCGCCCCGGCGATGTTGCCAATCCGGTAAAAAGCGGAACATGCTCGGACGCTCCATTTTGCGAAGCGTCAAGATATATCCGGAGCCATCGCTCTTTCCCGTCATATTTCTTCATCGTCAAGCTCGCGGAATCCCTCAAGTCTGTCGCTTCATGTTTGACACTCCCGTCAATGATGTCCATGAAGCCGATATCTCTCCACGATTCCGGATCGACCTCGGCGATGTAATATGATGCCGTGAAGCCTTTTGTCCAATCCATTTATTCGCTCCCTTCCGACCACTCGTCGAGCGTCAACCCTTCATATCCTTCCGGATCAACCCTCGTGATCGTGAGATTGAATGAAGTATTCACTCCCCAGTTATCGAACGGACGATCTTCCTTGACCTGAATGTCACAAGGGATCGAAGTCCCCTCAATAGTCCTGATATGACATATGCCGGTATAATTCGCGAGCCGTCTCATGTTCAAGATCGTCTCTTCATCATCCACATTCAGCATCTCGACCGAGACCGAAACACTCCGGGAGACCCCGAGCATCCAATCGCCTTGAATCGAGCCGCCGAGATATTTCGTCTCCGTGAACTCCTTTTCCCACTCGTTCGATATGCTCACGTTATACATGAGCGGAATCTGAATCCCATCAAAGTCAATCAGACTCTTGACGGAATAAATATAATCGCCCGCGTCCGCTCGGAAGTCCGTCCATGCCGGCTGATTCCCGTCCGCGTCATTCGTTATATAATCGCCATCAGCCGTCTTGAAGACAACTCGATGTCCGCCGTGAGCGCCAAGCGCGGGATATGGATCAATATATGTTTCGCCGAATGTCGCGCCCGGATATATGAGCTCCGGCTTGTCCGCACTCAATCTGTAAATGTCACATGTATCACCCGAGATCGCTCCTTCCGGCGCGATCGGAGTTATCGCCGCCGCATTCTTCGCGTAATCGATGACGATGTTCGCATCCGGCGCGATCGCCTGATGACTCCACTTGACAATAAACTCAATCGTCTCGCTCGCCGTCTGACCGTATGTGTCTTTGATCTCACATATCAGGTTATACAAACAACCGTCATCCAGATATCCCAGAACATCCCCGATGTTGATTTTGATCTGTCCTTCGCCTGTGATCTCCTTCATCGCGATCGTTTCGCCTTTGAAGCTCTCACGATTTGAATCATCCGGACGAGCCATTGTGTAATTTTGCGCCCTCTCGATCGTGAGATATGTCCTTCCACCTTCGCCGGCTCCCGTGATATTCGCCGTGAGCGGAAGCACCGTCAAGCCTTTCATCGTTGTTGTGATGTGCTCTTCAGCGTCATCCGTGATCGTGACATCTTGAAGCGATGTCGAAACAACATTGATCTCCGGAGCGTCCGCAATCGTGATCGGGACCGGAACACTCCACCCGTCTGATTCCTCGCCCGCCGCGGATGTTACTCTGACCGCGATATAATGGACCTCGCCCGCGTTCCATTCTCGCTCTTCCGCGTATATTGTCGCATATTGAGCGGATGTCACGTTGTCGAACGGAGTTCCATATTCAAAGCCGCCATATACTTCGTCCGGGAATGCTTCGCACAAGTCCGCTTGTGCTTGCGGAGCGCCGTCCGCTGAAGAATATCCCCACGATGCTTGAACGCTTCCTTCTGGAGTGATTATGTCTTGAGAGAGGACCAATGTCGGAATTGACGGACGAGATTTCAGATTGACCGGAATGATGTCCGACCATGCGCCATAATTCGCGTTGTCTCCCGTTCCTTTCTTGAGCCTGACTCTCACATACCAGACCTTCCCCGTCTCGACATCGCTGATGTTGAGTTGTGAGCCATCGATCGAGCTCAATTCATACTCTTCCGGCGGATCGGTAGAATTCCAAGCGTCCCGATGATCCGCCCACGAAACAACCGCCGCGTCCGCTTCAGACCATGCCCATCCCCAAGTCACTTGAATCGTTCCGCGTCCGTCAATGATCGTTCCTTCCGCCGTTACATTTGACGGCATCTTCGGAAGAGACCCGTTGTCATAAACGAGCGCCGATTCGGCGAGCGTGTCCGTGACCGCATAACTCGGAATGTCCGTGTTGTAATATGTTTTCTTCGCGACTAACGCTTGAACACCGAACGTATATTCCGCGCCCGTGATCGCCGGATATTTCACGTTGACGGATGTCGATTCCCAAGGAATGACTCCGACAATCTGTTTATATATCGTTCTCCCGGCTTCAGCATAGAAGAAGACCGCGAGATAACTCCCCGAAACCTCGGAGCGATTCTCCGCTTCGACCGTTGCCGTGTGAAGCGATGTGTTGTCCGTGATCCTCGTGATGACTGGATTCGCCAATTTGACGGGATCGCTTTCAAATTCATAATGCTTTTGAACCGATCCATCATCAGAGTATTTCTTCCATTTCAATTCTTGCCGACCGTTCGTTGTTGCAAGAACGATCTCGGACGGATTCCCGACTCCGTCATGATATGTCACAACCCTGACGAACAGAGCCTTGTCCGTTCCGAGCGATCCGCTGATAATAGTCTTATACGGACCATCAAGATTCGGGATGTTCGGAGATTCGCTCGGACTGTCGAACGCATCATCCGGACACACGAGAGACGGATTCCCTTTCGTGTCATATTCGGCTTCAGGAGTCACGATCGCCCATTGAACAATCGTTTTATTGATCGGCTTCGAACTGTTCGATGTGCTCGATTGCCAATCGACATTCAAGATGATCTTCGAATCATCTGTCGATGTCGCTTCCGCCGTCACATTCTTCGGAGCGTTCGGCAAAGCGTAACGATGATATGAATACGCCCAATCGCTCGCGCCCCTTGATCCGACCGCTCTCACACGAAACCATCTTGTTGACGATTCCGCGAAGTTGTCAAGATTCTCCGTGATCGCGACCGATGAATTATCGCTCAAACTCGTCCCGGAGCGATAATCGATGTTGTTCGAGTTCCATCCCGTGACATCCTTCCCGTTCTTCGCCGTGTTTCCGTTCTTCAGGATCGCTTCCCACTCGATGCGGCGGAAGACCCTTTGACTCGTGTTCGATGTTTCGACATCCCATGAGAAAGTTGACTTCGCGACCGTGTTGTATGTTGCTTTTGTCTTCGGGAGATTCGGAATCAATATATCCCACGAGTACGAGCTCCACGCGCTCCAATCATAATTGATCTTTACATCGTGATGCTTGTATTTCTTGTCCTTCTTGCTCCAATACTTCTCCGACACAACTCGCGTCTCTCTTTGACCTCTTACGCGGAAGCGAATCCCTTTCAACTTCCCCGCGTTCGTTGATGCCGGATAAAAGTCCGAGAAATCGAGCGTCACAACCTTTGATGTCACGCTTGATCCGATCGTGATCGACTTCCAGATCGACCATCCGAGATTCGCGGAGTTGACGGCATATTGTAACTGTTGCCCGTCACTATAATTCTTATCATCCTTCTTCCAAGAGAGAGTGAACTGATTTCCCTTTCTTTTGATGCCGAGACCTTTCGGCGAATTTGTGCTCTCTGTCCGCGTCAACATACTATATTGTCCTCACTTTCTCTTTCAGATTCGCGACCAACTGATCGGCAAAAGCCGCCGGAGATTCGCCCCCGTTCACGCTCACATTGAATGTCGCATTGATCGGACGAGCATTCTGACCGTTCACATTTACGTTTACCGCCCTCTCGACTTCCGCTCCGATCTCTCTCGCCGTTGCCGGCTTCGTGTTCTTGATCGGGACCGTTGCGGAGTTATACGCGGCGGAAATCATTTGAGCGGAAGCGCCCTCGACCATCGGGATATTCTCCCTCATGCCAATCGCGAATCCTTCCGTCCAATATCGACCGATCTTCGCCGCAACCTTTGACGGAGAGCCTTCTCCGGCTTCCTTCTCCGCTTTCTGTTTCGCCGCCTTTGCGACCGCCGCCGCCGCATCATAAACGAACGAGACGATCCCGGATGCGATTCCGTTCGCGAAGCCTTGTGTCCAAAATCGACCCGCTTGATATGCCCCGGAGCCTGTGTCATCCGGATTCGTGTTCGATCCGTTCTTCGCCGCGCTCTTGATCTTCTTCGCCGCGTTCTTGACTTGTGTCAAGTAGTCTTCGGACTTCAATCCGCCCGCATAAGCGCCCGTATAGTTCCGCCCGGCTGTCCCCGCGTTTTGCTTGCCCTTGTTGACCTTGCTCGTGACAAGCCTTTCGAGCTTCGCCGCCGCCTTCGCCGGCTTTATCTTTCCGGCATTGATCTGTTTCTGGAGATTCTCCGGAATCTTGATCCCGGCTTGTCTCGCGCTTCGGACGGCTTGATTGAATCTTGAATTGATCTGTCTATAAAGACCCGTCATCGTTTGCGGGATCGCGACTTTTCCGCTCTCGATGCCATTCTTAAGATTTTTCGGAATCTTGATTCCCGCCTGTTTCGCCTTGTTAACGATTTTCTGATATTGAGCCTGAACTTTCGGAGCCATGTTCGCGGCGGCTTGAGCCGCCTGATCCATGGAATTGTTGACATCCTTTTGTGCCTGTTTATTGTCCTTCAGCCTTTGATTGACTTTCGCCATCTGGTCTTTATATGCTGAAGTAACCGCCGCCGTCTTCTCCGTCTGATTGTTATAACGCTTTTGAATGTCCGCTCTTTCCTGTTCGAGCTTCTTCTCTTTGTCTTTCAGTTCGAGAAGCTTCTTCGCGCCTTCCGTGATCTTCTCTTCGTATGCCGCCGCGAGCGCCGATTGTTTCATCGCTTCGATCTTGTCGCGGATCGCCTGTGTTGTCTTGTTGAGTTTATCCTTTTCCTCGTCATACTTCAGATTGAGACCCTCGATCGACCCGTTCAATTTTTCGACATATTGCTTGATGAGTTGTTTGTCGGATGCCGTCTTCTTTTCTTTGCTCATCAGAGAATCGAGCTTGTCCGCATACAAATTAAGCTCGTCATTCTCTGACTTGACCGCATCGATCTTTGTCTGTTGTTCGGCTTCCCAATCCTTCACGGAATCCGTGAACTCCGTTTGAGCGTCCTTCGTCTTTTTATACTCAATCGCGATCGCGGCGATCCATCCAACGAGAGCACCCGCCGCGCCGACCGCCGCGAGCATTCCGCCCGCCGTTGTCCCGAGCGCCGTTGCAAGATGCCCGAGCACACCAACCCCGGAATTGATATTCATCCCGAGCGTGAGAAGATGTGTCGAGAGATTCGCGATTCCTGTTGTCAATGTTCCGACCGCCGTCAATGCCGGTCCGCCAAATAGCAAGAAAGCCGCCGCCAATCCCTGAATCGATGCCGGAAGCTTCATGAACATTTGGATCAACGTTCCGATCGTCTTGACTAACGGGGAGAGAAACTGGATCAAGCCTTTCGCTCCATCCGAAAGACCGTCCATTGACGCTTCGCCTTTCTGAAACCACTCGACAAAATACTTGACCGCGTTTCCGAGATTCTCGCCCCACTCTTTGAACGTGCCGGCTTTTCTCAAGCTCTTCATCGACTTGACGATGCCTTGAACTCCCTTCTTGATCGGCTCATATACTCCAGTTAGGAAGTCCGCTCCGATCAATCCGAACTGTTGTGTCAAGACTGTCGCGGCTCCGGAAAGCGTATTCGTGCCCATCTTTTGCGCGAGACCGGAATATCTCTCCGTTGATTTATACAGATCATCAAACCCGACTTCGCCCTTTTTCGTCATGTCCGCGAGCTCTTTCGCGTTGACTCCGAGTTGTTTTTGCAACATCTTATAAATCGGGATGCCGCGGGAATTGAACTGATTGAGAAGACGCGCATCGACCTTCCCTTTCGAGTAGGCTTTGTTCATGATCGCGCCCATCTCTTTGACATCCATCCCCGTCAATTGTGCCAAGTCCGCCGTTCTTGTGAGATAGTCATCAAGAGAATATTTCTCCGTTACTCCAGAGCCGAGCGCTCCCGTTGCGACCTTCGCCATGTCCTGAAGCATGAAGCGCGTTCCATCGACTGACTTCGATGTCGCGTCCATGATGCCTTCGAGCTTCTTCCCTCGATAGCCAAGAGCCTTCATCTGTGTTTCAGTCTCATCAAGAGACTTCAGACGCTCAAATCCTTTGTATAACGCGATCGCCCCGAGAGCGAGCACGAATCGTCTCGCGTATCTTGTCGCGGATGTCAACTTCCGTCCGACATTCGTCAAGCCTTTCCCGAGATTCGTCATCCCTTGCATCTTGCTTCTTGCGAGTTGTGAATTGAATGTCCGGAGCTTGCTCTCCGCTTCGATAATGCTCCGTCTGACCTTCATGTATTCCGCGCTTGTCTTGCTGACCTTTTGAGCATCAAGCTGACTTTGAATGTTGCGGAAGTCCTTGAGCGATGTCTTCGTTGAATCGATCTTTTGCTTCAAGAGTTCTTGTTTCTGTTTCAAGAGCTCCGTTGAATGCGGATTGAACTTCAGAGCTCGATTGACTTCCTTCAGGTCCTTATCAATACCCCTCGCGGAAGCCTTGACCCTCTTCAAAGCCGCTTCGAGCCGCGTTGTGTCTCCCGAATATTCAATTGTGATTCCTTTGATTTTTCCCGCCATTTATTAACCCCCGAAGAAAGCGTCAATGTCCTTTTGTGTCGCTTTCCTTGCCTTCGGCTTCTCTTCTTCTTCGTCCTTGACCTCGTGCATATTGTTGTACTCGATGCAATAATCAAGAACGCGCCCGAGATTCATCTTCTCCGCGTCTGATCGCGACAAACCACGGTCCACACATGCGATCGTTAATTTGTCGAGAGAGAGTTCTTCTCGAGCGTTTTCTCCATCATCGCTTTCAGACGCTTTGCTTTTTTTGACGATATGCTCGAATCGCACAAGCTCCAAAATGCCTTCAGGAATATCTCATCCGCCGGGAACTTGTCGAACGAGTTAAACCAATCACGCGGACCGGGAATGTCCTCGTCCGCGTTCTTCGCCATCGCCCACAATATATTCGTGATCGTTGTCGCGTTTGTACCCGCGAAAGCGCCCATCGCTTCCGATATGATATCCCGGACATCGACATCATTCTCCAGAGCGTCCGCCGCCGCGCCGAGAATCGACTCAATCAATGGAACAAGCTCCGGAAGAATGTCGCGTCCGAACTCTTCTTCGTAAACATAAAGAAATCCGAGACTCGTGTTGATCTCGAATTTGTTGTCCTTGTCGATCTTGATTTCTTTCTTCATTTCTTCCCCCTCTTATATCTTCGACTTCAGCAATCGATCAAGCGTCATGATTCCTTTTTCTTCGACCGGAGCGATATGAACCCGAGCTCGAACTCGCCCGCCGTTGACTTTCGCATGTCCCTTCTCCAGAAGATGCGTCAACATATAATAATCATCATTCTTGACAATGTATCCCTTGCGCTTCCCCGATCCGCTGACAAGCGATCCGGCGAGACTGGACATTCTCCATCCGGAAGCATAAGCGCCCGTCTTTTTCGGAGATACAACCCGGAGCGCTTCGACCGATGCCGCCGCGACCGTCCTTGTTGCTTGCTCCGTTGTCAACTTGATATGACGGAGATTTTCATCAATAATTCTGTCAAGTTGTTCCGATTGAGATTTCTTCATTTTCTGACGCCCTGTTTTGCGTTTTAAGCGATTTTAATCGCCCCGCCTGATATATCACTCATTGCAAAAACTTGTAAAAAAGCGGAGACGAGAAACCCCCGTCTCCGCATATTGATTTGACTACTCCGATGCGCTCGGAAGTGCCGGGACCGGCGGAGTGGTAAACATTGACGAATATCCTGAAGCATCCTTCGGATAAACAACCTGATCCAATCCAGTTCCATTGTCTCCCGTGACATTGATGTCCATCGTCTCCGTGACCGGCTCGCGATCCTCTTCGATTGTGTTGTACTCTCTCGAAATCTGTCCGAGCGATACGTTGTAAACGATGACCCTTCTCGCTTCAACATCGCCTTCGACCTGAAACATGATATAAACGTTCGGAACGGACGCGCCCTTGACATGTCCGATCCCGCCGTCATCAAGTTCCAGATATCCAAGAAATTTCTCTTTGAATGCGTCATCGAATCTCGCGACCTCGATCTCGCCTTCGAATCCCTGTGATGTCTTGCTCGAGTAGTATGCCACATTATCGGCATAAAAGATGTTCGTGTCTCCGGACGGCTCAAGTGTTACATGAACCGCGCCCTTCTGGAGATACGGCTCTCCAAGAGAGACAACACCCTGATCCGATACGGAATAAGTTCCGACGTGAAGCTGACTTATTCCGAATTCAACTTTGTTGTTATCAGCCATTTTCTAAATCTCCCATACATCATAATAAATAACAAAAACGTTCTCGTCTTCAACGAAGTTGTCTTCCGACTTCGAGAACATCCATCCGTTCTCAATGAAAGCGGATTCGATCGCGTTCTCTTTCGCTTCGTCTTTCTTTCTGAAGTAGTATTCGCACGTATAGCCGTTTTTTTTCGCATAAACAGAATTGTCCGCGTGATATTGATCTTGACCGTTTCCCGTGTAAACGATGAACGGCGGATCGGTCTTGTCACGAAAGCATCCATAAACGCACGGCATCCCGAGCGTCTTCAACAATGCGAATATGCTCATTCGCTCTCCGTCCTTTCTTCGTTCCCGACCTTACGTTCAAGAGTGAGCTCGATCTGATCTCCGTCCCGATATGTCCGAATGATCGAATACAGATCGCCGTGATATCTCGCGAGCTTCTCGCCGTGATAATCGATTCCGTTTGAAAGCGTGATCGTCCATTCAGGCTTCAATCCGGCGGAAGCCGCGGAATAAAACTCGTTGCGACTTATGCTCCGAGCCTGACACAAGACCTTCGTCTCCGTCTTGACCGCGACTTCGTTCCCGTATTCGTCATAATTGACGATCACCTGACCGATCAATGTTATCACATCATCAATCATCGGCTTCCCCCTGTTTCTGTGCTATAACGAGATTGTTGAGAGCATACCGGAGCATCCTCGGCATCCCTTCGCCCGTGTCTCTCTTGATCCACATCCAACGAGCATAGTCAATGACGATGTTGTTGTGTGAAATGTCATTGATGAGATCAAGCGAAGCGCCTTCTCTCTCGATCTCCTTCTTCGCCGCTCGCAAATATTCAGTTAATCGCTCATCATATTCATTCGCGACAATCCCGAGATCGATCTTCAGCGCCGCGAGCCTTTCTTCTTCCGTCATGCTCTCAACCCCTTTCTTCTACTACTCGGACACATCCGCGTTCGCGTCATCCGGCGCGAAGTTAACGGATGTTGTCGGATTCGTGTTCTTGACATTCAGAAGAACGAATCCTTCAGCGATGACCGGAAGTCCGTCATATCTTGCCGTCCCCTTGAAGACTGTTCTATCATTCAGGAACATGACATGTTCGCTCTGTCCGATCGTTGTTCCCGCTCTCTCGGCGAGAAGATAGAGATCAAAATATCCCGTGATGACATCATAGTCCGGAACAAAGTCAAGAACTTCAACAACACCGCCCGCGACCGGCATCGCTCCATCAATTCCGGAAACAATAGCGCCGGCGGCATTAATCGAGAGACCCTGTGATTTGAGATATGTGTATGTCTTTTCATTCATGACCCATACTCTCTCACCTCTGGAGTATTCACCTTTCGAGAGAGCGGAATCTTCGATGATCGCCTGAAACAGTTCGACCCCTGTCTTGTTGATCTTGATGATGTTCGAAGAGTGGAGATCGACCCACGTTCTCGCCGTTGCCGGATAATCCGCCGGCTTGCTTGTCTGTGCGAGCCTTGTCACGATTCCGAGCGGCATTCTTGTCCCAAGACCATAAATGATCGCTTTGTCAAGCGCCATCCCGATCGCCTGACCGAGAACGGTTACGAGCTCTGTCGCGAGCTGAATGTCATTATCTTCGAGCGTTGCATTGCAAACATCAAAATATCCGCCCACTTTCCAACAAGCGACTTCGGCATCGTTGAATGTGAGAGAAAGATCGTTGATGTTTCCGCAACAATCAGTCCACACGGCTTCAGGGATCGTTCCCATGACAACTTCCGTTCCGTTTCCGCTGATCTGGCGGAGATTAACGTGTTTGATTAACTTCGAATATTCTTCGATATCCTGACGGAGAAGACCGAGCGCAACTTCCGGAATCAGCACGCTTCCGCCCTCGATCGCTCTCTTCTCTTTGATCGCCGTTCTGACCTTGAAGAGAAGCTCTTTCATCTGTTCGTCTTCAACGATCGAACGAATGTCCATCTTGTCAACTGTTCTTTCGTTCATTTCTGGAATGTCCTTCCTTTCTTCTTCGACTTTCTTGTCAACTTCTTCGGTCTTCGCTTCGGCTTCCTCGATCTCTCTCTCGATCTCGCCGACCTGACCTTCGAGATCGGCGATCTTGCTCGCCGTCTCTTCTTTCTCTTTCTCGAACTCGTCCACGGCTTCTTCAACGGCTTTCGTCTCCTCTTCCGATTCGACCTCGTTGATGTCGCTTTCGAGCTCTGCTTCCCTCGACTCGAATGATTCGGACTTCTCGCGGAGTTCCGCGAGCTCCTTGTTCAATCTGTCGAGTTCACGCTTCTTCATCAGAATTTTCAGCATTTGTGATCCTCGCTTTCATTCTTTCTTTCCACGCATCCATTTTCTTTTTCTCCAGTTCTTCCCTCTGGATCGAACGCGCGCTGATGTTTGTTTCTTCGTATGCCGGGAATGTGCAACAACTGACCTCGAACAGATCAACATCCTTGATCGTCCAATGGACCGATCCATCGTCCGAGAAATCCGTCTCCTCGTCTCTGATATCGAATCCGAATGAACAACCGTCCACATCACCCCTCGAAACTCTCTCGTAAAGATTCATCGCGTCCGTGTCTTTCGTATTGATACGGATGCGACCGAATAATCCGTGAGAGTCCGTCTTGAGCTCAAGCGTGTTGGATTTAGTTCTTCCGAGAACAAGCGTTGTGTCATGATTCACAAGCGCACGAATATCATTTCCGAGAGTATTGTCAAAAGCGCCGGGATCGACACTCTCACTCATCCCCGGCGCGATGTCATAGTTACTACCAAAGACCGCGAAATAACCTTCGATCATCGGAGTTCCGTCCTCGGCTTCCCGAGCTTCAAAGTTCTCCGACCTCGTCATCATTTGCCATTTGCCGATTTTACTCATTTGATTCGTCTCCTTCCTGAACGAGCTTCTTTTGCAAGCTCGCCATATCAAACGGAATATAATTCTCAAGAACCCTCGGCTCGTCCAATCCTTCGATCGGACTCATGCCGATTCTATCTCTGACCTCATTCCCTGTTATGAATCCACGATCCGAAAGACTCCCGAACACATCGGCGATCGTCTTCAGGTCCCAATCCATCAGGGAAAGAACATTGAATTTCAGATACCATTCCGGCTTCAATATCAAACCGCGCGTCAAAACTTGCTGAATCTCAATAGCAAGCGGCGCGACCGTGTGAGCGACAAAATCGTTCCACGCTTCCTTTGAATACTCACCGACTCCAAGCAAGAACGGCGGAACTCCGAGCACCGCCGCGACCGTCCTCTTGTCAACCTCGACCGAATCAGAGATGGCAAGATCGGAAAGCGTGAGCGGCTTGATCGTCTGAATGTCGAACTGTTCCGCCGGGATGATCCACGGCTCGCCCGCTTCTTCCTGACGGATATAATCATCAAGAATCTTTCTCCGCTTCTTCGGATCGCTCATTCCGTCCGTGAATGCGTCCGCCTTGATAATGACGGACGGCTTCCATTTGCTCGATAGAAAGCCTTTCTTTGTCGCTTCGGCTTGCTTCAGATTGTCCGCGATCATCTTGAGCGTGACCGTCACTCCCTGACCTTTCCATGCGTACACTTGATCCGGATTGAATGTGAAGTGAAGAATCTCGTCCGGCTTGTACTCGACCCCGTCAATCAAAACCGTATAATCCGAATATCCGATCGGATTGAAACTGAATCGACTCGCCGCGATCGGCTCCAGATACTTTATCAACCCGGCTCTCGTCTTCGGACGGATGATCGCGTTCCCCTGTCCATATAACAAAAGCGTCATAACAAGGAACTCGATCCATGTGCTCCGCGTCATGTTGAACATCGGATTGATGTCAATCAATCTGGAGAGCTCATTGATGATCCGTTCGTCTCCCGACTCCGTGTTGTTCATCAGATGGATCGGAATGCTTCCGAGAATTTGAGCGATTCTCCGACATCCCGTCATGATTTCGGGATTCTTGTCAAGAGTTGTATATCCGGGGACACATATCTCATCCGAATTGTCTCCGACTACAACCGCGACTCTCGACCTCTTTTTGAATAAATCTCTTAAAGCCATCAACCCCACCATTTTTCAACTTTCTGTTTGAGACTGTATGATTCAATATGCCGGACCGCCGCGAAGACTGAAGCATCGAACAGATCGATCCTCTGTGTCGGCTCGATCTTCTCATATGAGACCATGTCATCCGTCTTCTCGATCGCTCGGACATTTGAAACACAATATTCATAAGCTTCCGAGTGGAGATAATAAAGCCGCCCGTCTTTCGCCGCTTTCTCTATCTTCCGGAAGCCTTTTGATTTTATAAAATACATTTGCGGCTGTTCAACGATCTTGAATCCCGATTCTTTCATTTGCGGATAGTATTCTTCACCGGCAAATTTCCGATCGTGTCCAACCTCGACAATCTTGAATCCCTTTTCTCTCATTGCCTTAAACCATGAGACCACATCGGAGACATTGACTGTCGGATTGTTGCACATCGTGAGCCATCCGTCATCTTGCCATCCGAAAAGAGGGATGTTGTCTTCGTCAGCTTTCGCCGCGGCTTGCGTGATCGGGAAGAACGCATGTGTGATTATTATTTCCACATCTCCATATTTCCCATAAAGCGCCGCCGCCGTGAGATCGTACATCCGAGACAAGTCCGCGCCGCCATACCAATCGACCGGCAATTCCGCGAGCTCGTCAAGCGTCCAATTATACTTCCGATCGCTCGCTCTGAACTCGTCAATGTCAAACCATGACCGGAGCGATGATGTGTATATATTCAGCGACCGCGAGAGAAAGTCCTTTCTCTGTTGCGGATCGTTCATCGCCTGAAGCGAATCATTCTTCAGCTCTTCCGGAGAGACTGTCACGTTGTAACTCGGATTCGCTTTCTGATGCTGAATGGGATTCGTATAATCCACGTTGCCTTTCTTGTCCTGATCCGCTCGAGCCACAAAAGAAAAAAACGAGTCATCATTGACCTCGCCCCTCGCGACCTTGCAAGCGTATTCTTGCCGCCCATATCCGAACGAATTGACATTGTCTCCCGCCGTTGTTATCCCGACAATGAGCTTGTTCTGATAAGCTTTCTGTGCTTCCTTAAATCTGTTGTACTGTGACGGCTTCTTGTATGAAGCGACCTCGTCCGCGATCGCGAAATTGCAGTTGAACGAATCTTGAGAATCAGGATTCGCCGCGAGCGCGACAATCTCGATCGTGCCATCCGGACGCTCTTCCTTGTCCTTGAATGTATATTTGATGACATGATCGAAAGAGTTGTCCTTGATGTCGAACTTGTCCGCGATCTTCTTATATTCAAGCGAGAACTTGATGAAGTTGAACGCTTGCAATGTCTGTTTTAATGCCGCCGCCACAATGTAAACCGTTGACCCGGCTTTTCTCTGGAGAATACTGACCGCCCATGCGAGCGCCGCCACGAATGATGTCTTTCCGTTCTTCCTTGCGATCTCGATGAACGCTTCTTTGAATCGCCTGTTGTTCGTTCCCTTGTAATAGAATCCCAACAAGTTATAAACAACAAAGATTTGCCAAGGAAGCAACAAAAACGGCTTTCCGAGCAAAGCGCGCCCCTCTTGATCCTCGCCCTTCGCATGAACGAGCGTCTTCTCGATTAAGTTGATGACGATGTCCGGATCATGTCTCCGGAGCTCCAGATCGTCACGGCGCAGATCGTTTTGGAACCGCTTGCAAGCGTCAACGATCTCCGCCCCGGCGATGATCTTACCGTCCACAATATCCGCCGCGTATTTTTCCGCGACTTCAAAATATGATTTTGACTTCATATCCCGAGACCTGACAATATATCCTCGAATCTTCCTTCCTTCTTGACAACTGTTCCGTCAAGCTTCTTGAATCCGCTCGGAGTCAATCCGAGATCGCGCCAATATGCGAGAGCTTCTTGATTGCTTTCGTTGATTATCTGAAGCGCCGGATTCTTGCGGAGATTTGTGTGTCCGCCTTTGTTCGTGTATTCGATGACCGGCTCTCCCCCACTCTCGTTGTACTTCTTGACCGCTTCATCCCTGATCTCCATGATCGAAGCGAGCGTCTCGATAACGGGATCGAATTCCGGTTTATACGTTCCGATTTCCTCGCATGCTTTTTGAATCCTGTTTTTCCATGCTTTCTCTTTCATCTGTCTATCTTGTCAAGCTCCTTTTGAAGCATGTCCGCCGCGTCTCGACTGTCGATGATCTCCCACTCGTCCGGAGACAAGAGTTCACATCCGAGAATCTTCGCTTCGATCGCGCATCGATCCAGAGCATAAACTTTCTTATATTTCGCGAGCTCCGCGAGAAACTTCTCCCGCGGTATGTTGGATATATAATCCATGCCGCCGCGAAGATCGAGCTCTTTCGCCCTTTCATGCCTTCCGGCGAACGCGACATCCTTCGTCTTCTTCCGCTTGTATTTCTGGACCTCTTCAACATCGACCGAGAGCGGAAGAAAAATCGGCTTTCCGAGATGCTCGACTTTTGCCATGTCATCGCGTTTTGAACATACGAGAATAAGATCATCATATTTTGAAAGCCATTCATACCACTCCGGACAATGCTCGTGATTATGAACAAAAACGATCGCATGTGAACATCCGATGTGACTATCCTTGAAATTGACCGTGATCCAGTTCCGGTCCGTCTTTATCTTCGGGATGAAATACTTGACGATCTCCCGCGAATAATAGAACGCGCCGTTGTATCTGTCCGACCCGATGACATCCGCCGCCATCGCATATTCAATTTTTTCGTGACTGATAACCATCTATTTCATCAAGTTTTCTTTGAAGCATCCCCGCCGCTTCTACGTTGTCGATAACTTTCCAGATTGACGGATCGGGGAATCTGTAATCGTATGGAAGAATCTCACACCCGAGAGCGCGAGCTTCGAGCGCGACTCTTCCGACCGCATAACACTTTTTATATTTCGCGAGCACCTTCAGGAATTGCGTCCGTTCGATGCCCTCGATGAAATCGACTTCAGGTCCGAACGGATGTCCGAGCCGCTTCACCGTCCGACCCGCGAAGCACACTTCCCGCGTCTTCTCCGTCTTGTATTTCTGGACATCCTTAACATCGATCGAGAGCGGAAGATATATCGGCTTCCCAAGATGTCTGACTTTCTCGCATGTCTCCGGAATCCCGCAAACAAGAACAAGATCGTCATATTTGGACAACCAATCATAATGCTCCGGCTTTGTGTTGTTGTGCATGAAGACGATCGCATGATCGCATGCGAGACCCTCGACATTGACCGTGATCCAGTTCCGATCCGTCTCAATTATCGGGATCATGTTCTTGACGATTTCCTGTGAGTAATAAAAAGCGCCGTTGAAGCGGTTTTTGTTCAGTACATCCCATTTCTGTATATATTCGATGTTCTTGTGACTGATAATCAATGTTTCATCCCGTTTTCGCGGGATTTCGTTAATCCCTTTAACCAAAAACCCCGTTTTATATATAAATGCT